GACGAATCGGGTAAATGGGAACGGCCGGACAATATACTCAACAACTGGAGGGTTACAAAAACGTGTCTTAGACTTGGAGCAAAAATAGTTGGTAAGTGCATGATGGGTTCAACATCTAATGCAATTGAAAAAGGTGGTGATAATTTTAAAAAATTATATTATAATTCAGATGTTACAAATAGAAACCGCAATGGCCAGACTGCAAGTGGATTATATTCTTTGTTCATACCTATGGAATGGGGATACGAAGGGTTTATTGACAAATTCGGGTATCCTGTCTTCGAAACTCCATCAGAACCGGTTGAAGGAATTGATGGCGAACAAATTTTTAATGGAGTCATCAATCATTGGAACAACGAGGTTGACGGTTTAAAAAACGACAGTGATGCTCTTAATGAATATTATAGACAATTTCCAAGATCTGAAAAGCACGCTTTTAGAGATGAAACTATAAATTCTTTATTTAATCTAACTAAAATATACGAGCAAATAGATTATAATGAAGAAATGACTTTAAAGGGTTATGTGACTAGAGGTTCTTTTTCTTGGAAAAATGGAATAAAAGATACAAAAGTTATATGGTCACCAAATAAAACAGGAAGATTTAATTTATCTTGGATACCTCCTGTTTCTTTACAAAACAATATAATTATAAAAAATGGTATTAAATTTCCTGGTAATGATGGTCTCGGGGCCTTTGGGTGTGATAGCTATGACATCAGCGGTACTGTTGGCGGTGGTGGGTCTAACGGTGCTCTTCATGGATTAACCACTTGGAGCATGGTAAGTGATGTGCCTAATAGTAAATTTTTTTTAGAATATATTGCTAGACCTCAAACTGCAGAAATATTTTTTGAAGATGTTTTAATGGCGTGTGTATTTTATGGAATGCCAATATTAGCAGAAAACAATAAACCTAGATTATTATATCATTTAAAACGTAGGGGTTATAGAGGATTTTCTATGAATCGTCCTGATAAAACAAAAATTAAATTATCTAAAACAGAATTAGAGTTGGGTGGAATACCCAATTCATCTGAAGACATTAGACAAGCGCATGCTGCAGCAATTGAAACATATATAGAATCCCACGTAGGCAATCTAGGAGAGTCTCACGGTAATATGTATTTTCAAAGAACCTTAGAAGACTGGGCTAGATTTGATATTTCAAAAAGAACAGCGCATGATGCTTCTATTAGCAGCGGACTTGCTATAATGGCTTGTCAAAAACATTTATACCGACCCGTCGGTGAAAGAAAAACAAAAAAACTTGATTTTGGATTTTCTAAATATACAAATTCAGGATTAAGAAGTCAGATAATAAAATAAATATGGCAAAAAATAAAGGACAAATAACACAGTTTCCGAGTCAAGCCGTCTCAGATGCAGTTAAAAAATCTAAGGATTATGGTTTATCTGTAGCTAGAGCGATTGAGCAAGACTGGTTTAACAAGGATAACGGGTCCGGAAGGTATTACCAAACACGTGATGAATATCACAGGTTAAGATTATACGCCAGGGGAGAGCAGTCAATAAGAAAGTACAAAGATGAATTTGCTATTAATGGTGATCTTTCTTATTTAAATCTTGATTGGAAACCAGTTCCTATTGTTCCTAAGTTTGTAGATATTGTTGTTAATGGAATGCAAGATAGGCTTTTTAGTATTAAAGCTTTTGCTCAAGATCCTATATCTACAGGTAAAAGAACAAAGTTTGTTAACAACATTCAAAGAGATTTAGCTGCAAAAAAAATATTAGCAGATATAGAAGCTGAATTAGGTGTTAATGCTCGTAATGTACCTGAAGAAGAGCTTCCTGCAAATACGGAAGAGCTAGAGCTTTTTATGCAATTAAACTACAAGCAAGGTATTGAAATTGCTCAGGAACAAGCTATAAACAATGTTTTTCTTTCAAATAAATATGATGAAATTAAAAGCAGAATTGATTATGATCTAGCTGTTATAGGTATTGGATGTGCTAAGCATTCTTTTAATAATACAGATGGTATTAAGCTTGATTATGTAGATCCCGCTAATTTAGTATGGTCATATACGGAAGATCCTAATTTTGCTGATTGTTATTATTTCGGTGAAGTAAAAAAAATAAAATTAAACGAATTAAAAAAGCAATTTCCATCTTTAACAGATGAAAAAATTGCAGAGTATACAAAAAAGGGTTCAAATTGGACAGACTATAATAATATAGGTAATACTAATGATAATGTTATAGATGACAATAACGTAGTTACAGTATTATATTTTAACTGGAAAACTTGGGAAAATAATGTATACAAAATAAAAGAAACATCTACAGGTGCTGAAAAAGCTATTCCTAAAGATGATTCTTTTGATCCACCCAAAGATAAAAGAACTAGATTTCAAAAAGTTGCACAAGCAAGAGAGGTAATATACGAAGGAGCTTTTATTTTAGGTACTACAGAATTATTAAAGTGGGAAAAGGCGACTAACATGATTCGACCATTATCTAATACAAACAAGGTAATGATGAATTATATCGCAAGTGCACCAAGGCTTTATAAAGGAAATATCAATTCCTTAGTATCTAAAATGGCACCTTATGCAGATTTAATACAGCTAACACATTTAAAATTACAGCAAGCAATACAAAGAATGACACCATCTGGTGTTTATTTAGATGCTGATGGTTTAGCTGAAATTGATTTAGGGAATGGCACAAGTTACAACCCACAAGAAGCGTTAAACATGTATTTCCAAACCGGTTCTATAATCGGGCGATCTCAAACTGTGGATGGTGAAATGAATCCTGGCAAAGTGCCTATTCAAGAACTACCTGGCGGCGGCGGTGGTCAAATACAAGTTTTAATAGGAGCATATAATCAGTACATACAAATGATGCGTGATGTTACTGGTTTAAATGAAGCAAGAGACGGATCTGATCCTGACCCAAAAGCTTTAGTAGGTGTTCAAAAACTGGCAGCTGCAAATAGTAATACAGCTACAAGACATATACTAACGAGTAGCATGTTTATTACAACTTCTTTAGCAGAAGCAATTTCTTTAAGATTTAAAGATGTATTAGAATTCCATCCATCAAAAGAAGCTTTTATAACTGCACTGGGTAGATTTACAGTTGGTTCTTTAGAAGAGCTAAAAGACTTGCATATGCATGATTTTGGTATATTCTTAGAATTAGAACCTGATCAAGAAGAAAAACAAATGCTAGAGGCTAATATACAAACAGCACTAGCACAAAAAAGTATATTTTTAGAAGACGCTATTGATATAAGAGAAATTAATAATACAAAATTAGCTAATCAACTTTTAAAATTTAGAAGAATTAAAAAGCAACAGGTTGATCAAACCCAAGCTCAAGCTGCTAGTGCAGCTCAAGCGGAGGCTCAAGGTCAAGCACAAATTGTTGTTGAACAAGCAAAAGCGCAAGCAGAACAAATTAAAACAGAATCTAAAATTCAAGTTTCTACAGCTGAAAATGAGCTTTCTATTAAAAAGATGGAAGTTGAGGCAAGAACAAAAAGAGAACTTATGCAATATGAGTTTGATTTAAATGTTAGATTAAAACAATTAGAGTTACAAGCGCAAAAAGAGCTTGTTGAAAAGCAAAGTGAAACTCAAAAAGAAATAGCTAACACAAAAGTTAGTGCGTCCAAAATAACTGGACCGCCTGATACAGGCAAACCAAAAAAGTCCTTTGAGTCTAAAGGCAATGATGTTTTAGGGGGGTTTGATTTATCAAGATTTGAACCTAGATAAAACTATTTAAATTATTTTATTATATACAATTATGGAAGAACAAGTTAAAGTTAATGTTGTAGAAGACAATACTCCTCCTACAACACCACAAGAAAAAGAAGCTGCTGTTTTAGAACAGGCTATTGAAGAGGGTTCTGTTGATGAATCGTATGGTCTTCAAGACGACGGCGTTTACAAAGTAAATTTAGATAAACCACCAACACTTAAAGAAGATGCCATTCAAGAGCAAGAAACAGAGAGCGTATCTGTGGGCGATGGAGCCGAAGATAGCCCGGAAGTGGACGAACAAGTACGGGAGCAAGATACAAAAGAAGAAAACGAAAAAGAAGAAGTAATTGATGATTCACCATTGCAATTAGTAAATGATGAACCACAAGAAGAAGAAAAACAAGAAGTACAGAAAGAAATCCAGCAAGAAACAAAACAGGAAGTAAAACAAGAAGAAACAAAAGTTGTTTTACCTGAAAATGTTGAAAAGCTGGTGCAATTCATGGAAGAAACTGGCGGAACGGTAGAAGATTATGTTAATCTTAATCGTGACATTTCTAAAATGGATAGCACAACTTTATTAAGAGAATATTATAAAAATACAAAACCTCATTTAGATGTAGATGATGTTGATTTTTTATTCAACAAAAACTTTGCATATGATGAAGAGACGGACGATCCGTCAGAAATTAAGGCTAAGCAATTAGCTTTTAAAGAAGAATTATATAATGCCCAAAATTATTTCAACAATAGTAGGGAAAAATACTATGCCGATCTTAAGTTAAGAAAGCAAGAAAGTGTTGCTCCTGAATATGCTGAAGCTATGGAGTATTATAATAATTCTAAGCAACAATCAGAAGAGTATAATAATCTTCAAAAAGAGTTTATTGAAAAAACAAATAAAGTTTTTAATGATAATTTCAAAGGTTTTGATTTTAAGGTCGGAGAAAACAAATACAGGTTTAAAGTAGATAACACTGAAAAAGTTAAACAATATCAATCAGATATTTCTAATTTTATTAATGAATTTTTAGGTGACGACGGTTCTGTAGCAGATGCTGCAGGATACCATAGAGCATTATTTGCTGCTAAAAATGCAGATAAGATTGCAAATCACTTTTATGAGCAAGGCCGTGCCGACGCCGTGAAAGAATCTGCCAAGCAAGCAAAGAATATTAATATGGACCCTCGCTCTGATAATTCAACTATAAAAACCGAATACGGAGATAAAATTAGAGTTGTATCTGGAAATTCATCTGATAAGTTGCGCATTAAATGGAATAAATAACACAACTTAAAATCAAACAAAATGGCTTTTACTGGTGGCATTCCTGCCGCATTACAACCAACTCAGTCTAAAACACTTTATGCTGGGAATTACATTGACTTCACCTCAGCGGCGCATGATCAATGGACACAACAATTTTTACCCGATGTATACGAAAAAGAAGTAGAGCGCTACGGAAATCGTTCAATCGGATCATTTTTAAGAATGGTATCTGCAGAGATGCCTTCAACTTCAGATCAAATTATCTGGACTGAGCAAGGGCGTTTACATACCCGTTATGCAAATGTACTTCCTCAAGGAAGCGCAGCTACATTGCCAGCTGCTGGTGCTGCTGCTGTAATTGCAGCTAACGCTAATGCAGGTGGAGTATTAAACTTTACTATTCCTGCTCAGCCAACAAGTGTTGGTTTAACATCTGACACTACATCAAACTGTAACTTCAAAGTTGGTCAAACAGCTATGGTACAAGTTCAGTCATCTGCAACTTCTGCTGTTGGTGGAACTGCTGATGTTATTAAAGGTGTAGTAACAGCGGTTTCAGGCGCTAGCTTTCAAATTAAAGCTTACAAAGGTCACGCTGGCGTAACTGCTGCTGAACGAGTAACTGCAATGGTATATGGATCTGAATTTGCTAAAGGTACTGGAAACTTTACTGAAAAGCTAGATCCTAGCTATGCTACATTTACTAATGCTCCAATCATTATGAAAGAGCACTATTCAATCAATGGATCTGATACAGCTCAGATTGGATGGATTGAAGTAACCTCAGAAAATGGAGCAGATGGATACCTATGGTACCTAAAATCAGAGCACGAAAATAGACTACGTTGGGAAGACTACGTAGAAATGGCTATGGTTGAAGGTGTTGAAAAAGCTGCTGGAGGAGCTAATATTGCTCTTGGAACTTATGGAGGTAGCCTTGCTGCACAAAATGCACGTGGTACTCAAGGGTTCTTTGACGCAATTGAAGAAAGAGGTAACGTATATTCAGGATTTGGAGCGCAGGCTACAGGTGGTGGAGCACTTACTGATTTCGATGCTGTTCTTAAGCAACTAGACAAGCAAGGGGCTATTGAAGAAAACATGCTTTTCTTAAATCGCGATTTATCATTAGAAATTGATGATATTCTTGCTCAACAAAATGGTGGCTATGCTAGCGGTGGTACTTCTTATGGAGTATTTAACAACAGTGAAGATATGGCACTTACTTTAGGGTTTACTGGATACCGCAGAGGATCTTATGACTTTTACAAAACTGACTGGAAATACTTAAATGACTGGTCAACTCGTGGAGGTTTTGGAGATGTTGAAGGTGTTTTAGTACCTGCTGGTACGTCTACTGTTTATGACCAACAACTTGGTACAAACATTAAGCGCCCATTCTTACACGTAAGATATAGAGCTTCAGAAACTGACAACAGAAAAATGAAATCTTGGATTACAGGATCTGTTGGAGGACCTACTAGCTCAGATATTGACGAAATGAGAATGCACTATCTGACTGAAAGATGTCTTATTACTCAAGCTGCAAATAACTTTGTATTATTTAAAGCTTAATAAGGTTTTTAACTATAGGATACGGGCTCTTCGGAGCCCAGTATTCTTATTTTATATTATTTAATTATGACAACAAAAACAACAAAAGCTCCTGACGCTGAAAAAGGATGGGAGATAAAAGACAGAACATACGTATTAACCGGTAATAGATCACCTATTTCTTGGACAATACAAACAAAACACACAGCTAGAAAACCTTTGCTTTATTTTGATGAAGCAACCGGAATAAACAAAGAAATACGTTACGCTACAAACCAAAGATCTTTATTTGTAGATGGTCAAGATGGAGCTGTAACATTATCTCATGTAATGTTTTTAGATGGTGTATTATATGTTCCAAAAGAAGAACAAAATTTACAAAAATTACTTTCTTTATATCACCCAGAAAGAAATAAATTATGGGAAGAAGTTGACGAAGTACGAGAAGCTGAAGATGAAATTGACGTTTTAGAATTAGAACTTGAAGCTTTAAACTTAGTTAATGAAATTGATATTGAACATTTAGAAGCTATTATGAGAACTGAGTTAGGTTCAACAGTTGCTAGTCTTTCTTCTAAAGAATTAAAAAGGGATGCGTATAGATTTGCTAAATCGCAACCAGTTTTATTTTTAGAACTTGTTCAAGACGAAGATATAAAGTTAAGAAATCTAGCTAATAGAGCTGTTGAAGTTGGAATTTTACAACTTACTGATGACAATACTGTTTTTAAATTTGCTAATGGCAAAAAAGTTTTAACAGTACCATTTGAACAGCACCCATACGCGGCGTTAGCTCAATATTTTAAAACTGATGAAGGTGTAGATTTAATGAAATCTATAACAAAAAAGCTTTCATAAACACTTGGCGTAGAGTAAGAAATTAACTCTATGCCGTCTAAACCAACACAATAAATATAAATGGTAAATATAGATAACGTCTACAATACTGTATTAGTAATAACTAATAAGGACAACCGTGGATATATAACACCAGAAGAGTTTAATAGGCTAGCAAACCAAGCTCAAAATGAAATATTTGAAAGCTATTTTAGAAAGCAATCTTCATATGAGCTCAATGCAAATATTACTAGCGATTTTGCAGATCCTGTTTTAAACACTTCTGAGAAAATAAATGAATTTTACGGTGATGCTAATTTAGTATTAAGCAATGGTATTTTTAATTATCCTAGTGACTTTTATAGATTAGGCGTTGTATCTGTTAATAATAAAGTAGCAGATTTTGCACATCATTCAGATATAAAATATATTAACCAATCACCTTTAACCTACCCTGTTGATAGCCAACCTGTATATACGTTAGCTAAAAATGGGGTTAAGGTTTATCCTAGCACAATAACTACAGGTGTTAGTATAGATTATTTAAAAAAGCCTAACAGACCTAAATGGGGTTATATTATGCCTACAGCCGCGCAGATAGCGGCAGGTGTACCTAACAAGCCTATTTATGATCCAACCGTATTTGATCCCGCTACGGATAGTTATAGTGCATCTGCAAAGTCTTATAATTTTGAGCTACATGCTTCAGAAGAATATGATCTAGTTGTTAAAATTTTAACATACGCAGGAGTAGTTATAAAACAAGCTGATATAGCAGGATTTGGACAAGGTAAAGAACAACAAATAGCAGCAACTGAACAATAATGGCAATATCAAGAAAACCTTTAGATGTAAATAATTATTCTGCTTTAGATGGCGGAACAGGATTAGCTATACCGGGATACTATAGTAGAACAAACTTAAATGATATAATTAATAACTTTATGATTGCCTATGTAGGCGATGGAAAAGTTTTAACAAAGGTTCCTAGATATGAAGTAGCTTTTTGGGCACAAAGATCGGTTCAAGAATTTAGCTATGATGTTTTACATTCTGAAAAATCTATAGAAATAGAATTAAGCCCAACTAAAAGCATTTCTTTACCTTCTGACTACGTTAATTATGTTAGGATTGAATATACTGATGCTAACGGCGTAATGAAACCTATACTGCCAAGCAGAACAACTACAGCAAATAAATCAGTTGCACAAGATCAAGATTATAAATATATATACGATCAAGAGGGTAATATAGTTTTTAAAGAAATATCTGAAACTATTGAAAAATATCAATCAGCTGAAAGATTAATGGACGTTCAACAAACTCAAGATTATTATAACGGCTATTTTGACACTGATGATTATTTGTATTACGGAAGAAGATACGGATCAACTCCTGAATACCAAAATATAAATGGTACTTTTGTTTTAGATACAGAAGCTGGAAAAGTTTATTTTGATGCAGCATTTAAAGAAGGCACGTTTATAACTTTTACATATATATCTGACGGTTTAGGTGATAATGGCAATTTTGATAATGTATACGTTCCTAAATTAGCAGAAGACGCTGTATATGCTTCAATGCTTTATAATTTAGCTAAGCTTAGAGGTTCAGCCGCAGGTGCTGCTGGGCTTTACAAAAAAGAAGCTTCTTCTAAAATGCGAAATGCAAAAATAAGATTATCTAATATGAAGTCTACTGAAATGGCTCAAATATTACGTAATAAAGCAAAGTGGATTAAACACTAATAAAATTGTATGCCAGAAATTAAAAGAACGTTCAACGTTGGTAAAATGAACCGCGATTTGGACGACAGACTAGTGCCTCCTGGGGAATACCGGGAAGGTTTTAATATTACTGTTGGGCAATCTGAAAGTTCGGATGTTGGTTCTATTGAAAACTTATTAGGTAATGAAGCTGTTTCTCAAAGCAATTTAGCTAATGGTAAATGTATTGGATACATAAGCGATACAGGTACAGAAAAAATATATTTTTTTGTAACAAGTAATTCTTCCTACAACGAAACAAACACTGGGCAGCATGGTTTATTTGAATATGATCAAAAAACAAAGCAAACTACTGCACTAGTTGTTTCTGCTCAACTTAATCTACATCAAAGCTATCCAATAACAGGAATAAATATTGTAGATGATTTATTATTTTGGACGGATAATAGAAATTATCCTAGAAAAATAAATGTAGTAACCGCTAGAAACAACACGTCTTATTATACAGCGGCTAATGATATTGATAATTTAATATCGGTCGCAAAGTTTGCACCTTACGAATCGCCAACCTTAGTATCTGCAACAAGAGAATCTAATATATCTTCTACATTTATGGAAGACAAGCTAATTAGATTTTCTTATAGATGGCAATTTGATGATAATGAGTATAGCACATTAGCTCCATTTAGTCCTATAGTTTTTTCAAGACTAAATGAAACAGATTCTATAAGTACTTCGTTATCTAATTTTGGAGAAATTGAAACGTTTGTTAATGCAATTAATCAAGTTCAACTTCAAATACCAACACCTACAGGTTACGGTATAAAAAATGTTGAGCTAATATATAAAGAGTCCGGCTCAGGAACATTATATGTTGTTGATGATCAAGATATTACAACTGAGCCTTTTGTAAACTTTACATATTCGTCTACTGACCCGTTTCGAACATTGCCAGGCGATCAGCTTACAAGAGTTTATGATGCAGTGCCAATTAAAGCAAAAGCACAAGAGGTTGCTGGTGGAAGATTAGTATATGGTAATTTTTTACAAAACTACGATATTCCAGATATTTCTTTTACAATTACAAGAACAGGTGAAACTTCTGCTAGAAATAATATATTAGAAAATCAATCAGTTAAGTCAAGAAGAACTTATCAGGTAGGTATTGTTTTAGCAGATAAATTTGGAAGACAATCTCCTGTTATATTATCAAGCTCTGGTACGGATACTGTTTTTATAGATCCAGGAAATGGGGATGCAGCATCTACAACTGCGTTCAATGCTTTGCGTATCACTTTTACAGATACTACACAAATACCATCTTGGGCATATTCATATAGAGTTGTTGTAAAACAAAGAGAACAAGAATATTATAACTGGATTTCTACAATAGATGCTGCTAACACTGTTAATCGTTTTGGTGATAGTATAAATAAAATACCTAGAGATCAAACAGCAACTATTCCGCCAAGTACATCTCCAACAATATCACCTTGTGATGTTTCTGTATATCCTAAATTTTTATCTGGAGGTAATGTGTATACAAAACCGTATGCTAATTTAACTAAAGTACAGTCTATTGCAAATCCATCAGGAGATGCGTTAGTAACAACAATTGATAATTCTGGTGCTTCAGTAACTAGTGGTCTTTGTGTTTTTGAAACTGAGCCGACATCTTCGGAGCTAGATATATTTTATGAAACTTCAACTGGTGGTTTAGTATCAGAAATACCGGCTACAACAACAGATATTTCATTTTTTAATTGTATACTATTAACTTTCACATCAGGTAATCACATTGAGATAAACAGAATACGTGCTGGTTTCAATGAACCATTTTTTGATATAGGTGTTCGAGCTTTTGTTGTACAAGAAAACTTTACGCAAGAAAGAAGAAAAAACACATTAATACATTCTAGTGGGCTTTTAAACTCCAGAACAGGTATTAACTATATAAATCAATTCAATGAGTCCGAGGGAGGTTTAACAATCTCATTAGACCCATTAGACGGTTCCGTACAAAAATTATTTGTTGATGATACTCAGGTTATAATATTTCAAGAAGACAAGGTCTCTAGATCTCCTGTAAATAAAAACTTTATATATTCTGCAGAAGGCGGAGCGGTGCCTGTAACTAGTAATACACAATTTTTAGGTACAATAGCTGCATACGCTGGTGAATTTGGAATATCACAAGATCCTCAATCTTTTGCTAGCTATGGTTTTGCAAAATACTTTACTGATAAAAACCGAGGTACTGTATTGAGGTTATCTCAAAATGGTATTACTGAAATAGCTAAAGCTGGGATGGGAGATTTTTTTAGAGATGCTTTAAAACAATCTACACAAATAATTGGATCTTATGATGAATATAATCGCTGTTATGAGTTAACTATTATTGGGCAAGGGTTTGACAGTAATAAGGATACAAATACTGAAACGGCTAGTGAAGGGTATTTAACATTATCTTTTGATGATAGATCTAATGGTTGGACTAGTTTTAAAGGTTTTAAACAAGAAGGCGGTATTTCATTAAATAATTATTATTATACATTTAATGGTGGAACATTATGGGAACATCATAAGGAAAATGTAACTCATAATAATTTTTATAATTCTGGAACTCAAAAATCTTATGTAATACCAATATTTAATGATGCTCCATCTTTAATAAAACAGTATAATGCTTTGAGTTATGAAGGTGATGAAGGATGGGGAGTTGAATATATTCAAACAGATATAGATAATTCAGGAGTAGTTCCTCAAACAGTTACTTCTTTTTCTACAACATTACAATTATTAGGTGCTGCAAATAATTCTGTTTTTAACGGTGCTAATACAGCAATTGCAAAAGAAAACGAAGGTATTTCTTGGGCTATATTTGTTGAACCTTTAAATTCACAATTTGAATTTAAAAGCATTAGTGATATTGTTTTAACCCCTGCTGCGGGAAGCAGCTTAACTGTAACAAACCCTCAGTCTATAACTGAAGGTAAATTAGTTTTTTTAATTCAGCATACAGTAGGGACTTCAAATACTATTCAAACTTTAAATATATCAGGTACTGGTGCTAGTCTAGCATTTACCGTAGCTTTATTAACGGTTAATACTATAGATACAGTTGCTTTTTCTGCAATAACTCCAGCATCTCAAATATTTAATAATAGCGGAAGTAATAATGTTGTTTTTTCTACTGCAGCATTTACAAATTATTATATAGATCCTGCTAATATTACAGTTAATACCTCGGAAATGCCTGCAATAACAAATCCAGGCACCCTTACTAATGCTAGAAACGGAGATAATATTGTTTATACTCTTCCCATAACCGTGCCAACAGAAGCTACAGCGGGAACTATAACAATAAATGGAACCGCAACACTTAAAAATACGTTAACTTGGGAGCAGGGTAATGTTACATCTCCTGGCGTTATAGCAACACCTAATGGCACAACCGTAGGGATAGCTTATTATAACTCGCCTTTTGAGGCTGCTGCTTCAAGAACAGCAACTATTACATATACATGTTTAGCCACTGAGGTGCTAACTACATCTAGTTACACGGATAGCGGAGTGGGTTACCCTGCAAACACTAATATAAGTAGTGTATTAAGCAATAACGACGGCCAGCTTACAATAACTGTAGTTGTTCCAGAGCTAATTGGTAATACAACTGCTACACCTACAATTACCGTAACAGGAGCAGCTACTGCAACTTTAGGAACAACAACAACTCCTCAGGCAATTAATCAAGCAGGAGATGACGTTGTAATATCAGGCACTTGGAATGTGAATGGTTCAGCAAGTCCTAGTGATAATTGGTTATTATTAAATGGAGTAAATGGTACAGCTGCGCTAACGCCTGGCAACTCTTTTACAATAGGAGCTACTGAAAACACAACAGGTTCATCAAGAACAGGAACAATTACATTAGCAACAACTAATACAAGAGTTTCTGCTAATGTCCCTAATCAAGTAATAACTATTAATCAAGCAGGATAACATGGCTGATATAATAAAATTTCCTTTTGAAAAAAAAGAAGGCAAGTATTTTACGCCTATAGTTTCTGAGCAAACTAAATATAAAGTTGAAAACGGAGCTATAGTAGAAGATGGCAAAGAGTTAATATCAGGTATAAAAGGTGCATTTGCTATTATAAAATTAGTATTGCCTATTGAAAATGCAAGCGCAAAAAAAGAGCTGTTTGCATTAAATTCAGAGGCAGTCAATTCATCGAATTAAATTATATGAAATTACAAGTAAGAAAATTACAAGAATCCGATTGGGATTTAATACCAAGTTGGTGGGAAGCTTATGGTTCTGAAGGCTTCCCTCGTGACTTTTTACCCGGAGCATTTCAGGTGGGTGATGAACAAGAAAAAAAACGCGAAGGACTAGGTGGCTTTATGGTTTGCAAAGGAAACGATCCTATTGCAGCTATGTGGCTGTGGATGACAAATAGTAAGATGGCAATTCCAGCTGTTGTAGTGAGTGATAGATCTTATCGTGACACCGACAGAAGTGATGCATTGCAACTCTTAGTAGATTTTACAACTGATTTTGCCGAAGACTTAGGTTATAAATATGCTTTTGCATGGGCAAAGCCAGGTAGATTATTAGAAAAATATAAAAAGGCGGAGTATTATTGCGATAAAACTCCATCCTATGAATTAATACTAAAATACTAATGGGAGATATAGTAAAAGGTGTAGCATCACTTTTTGGAGGTAGAAAAAGAAGACAAGAACAAAAAAGAGCAACAAGAGCTGCTGATCAAGCTATTGCTAGACAAGACAATTTTGATTTTCAAAATGTTTATAGCGGAATGGAAGGCCCAACTGTAGAAAGTCAAGGGTATGATCCTTCGCAAGCTCAGGTAGGTCAACTAGGGGTTGCTCAGCAAGCACAATTGGCTCAATTAGCACCTTCACAAGGATATGAAGCACAAGGTTATACAGCACAAGGATATGATCCAAGAACAACTTCAGTAGGGGGTCTGGCTAGAGGAGCTGATACAGGATTAACCAACACGATGGCTAACTTGCAGGTTTCAACAGCTGCTGCAGATATGCAAGCGCAGGAAGCGGATCAGTCATTGGCAGCATCACAAGATTTAGCCGCACAAGCCGGTACAGGAGCAGGTGGCGCTACAGCGTTAGCAGCAGCGGCAGCAAAATCAAAAGCTGGTGTGGCCGCTTCTATAGATCAGCAAGTTAAAAGAAACGAAATGCTTAGAGCTCAGGGTGAAAGTGAATTACAAAGAGCTCAATTAGCACAAGGAAATTTAGCGTCTCAATTTGATTTAGGTCAAAGTCAGTTTAATGTGGGGGCTCAAAACAGAGCAGCACAATTCGGAGCACAAGCTCAAAATCAAGCAGCGCAATTTGGCGCACAGGCTCAAAACCAAGCAGCAAGATTTGGTGCTCAATCTGCTAATCAATTTGCATTAGCTCAATTTAGTGCAGAAAATCAAATGAATCAGTTTAATACTGGAGCGCAAAATCGTTTTGCACAAACACAATTTGGTGCTGAAAATCAATTTGCATTAGCTAATACTCAAGCACAAAATCAAGCCGCACAGTTTGGTGCTACCGCAGCTAATCAAGCTGCTGCTAGAAACGCTGATTATCAATTTAAAGCGGATCTTATGGACAGACAAGGAGAGGCTATGGCTCAGCAATTTGATTTTAAAAGATTACAAGATCAAACAGGTAGAGCAGTGGCTGATAAAAACAACGCTGATGCAGCCAGAGCCCAAGCAAAGTCTAATCTTATAGGAGGCATTGCAGGTGTTGCTAGCGCAGCGCTGGGTCCTATAGGGGGATTAGGAGGCGCTGTTGGAATGTTATTTGGAAAAAAAGATTAAAATATGTCAGAATATAATTACGATTTTTGGGCTAAAAAAAACGAATACGCAGCAGGTGGCGCTAAAGAGCAGCAAATGATTGGAAGCGCAATAGATAAATCTATTGCAGAAAGAAGATTATTAGCAGATAGAGCTGAGGCTAAAAGAAATAGACAGCTACAAAGAGATATACTAAATTATAATCAAGCCACTAAAATGGCTGAAAATTTAGACACTCTTAATTTTATGCCCACCGCTGGTGTTAAAGGCATGGACGAAGTAATGGTTGGACTAGGCCGTTCAATTGCAGATCAAGCAGCTTATTTGAATTCAGAGCTTGCTAGAACGCAGGATACCGCGTCGTATTCCGCTGCTATGGCTAGATTAAAAAGCGAAGTTACAGCCGCTAAAGGATTTGATGGTAAAATTAAAGAACTTTTAGGCACTTATGAACAGGCTGTTCAAAGCGGTAATCTATCTGATTTTACAGATGCAAATACTAGAGCTGTAATTGAAGACCTAAGAAGCGGATCTCCTGAAGGTAGATTTGAAAATATTAACGGCGTTACTACTTGGGTTGGCAAAAATGCTTTAGGCGAAGATTATAAACTAGCTATGAGTCAAGTTGATCAATTAAAAAATCAACTACAACAAAAAGACGATATTAATACATTAATTGATAAAGGGCTAAGCGTACAGCAAACAGCAGATGGTCACATATTAAGCTTTGATGAACCCGCATACGGAAAAAACAATGAAAAAGGTTTATCTGCAGCTGATCTATCTAATAATATGCTTGTTGATTTAGTTAATTCTGCTGGAGCGGAAAATAAAGAGCGTAAAAGTGCAGCTATTCTTGTAGATCATTTTGGTTATGATAAAAAGGAGGCTTTGAAATTGTTTTCACAAGTTATACCAGAGGATGAAAGAACAGCACAAGAAAAAGCTGATGGTATAGTTACGGTAGGAGATCAACTTTTGCAAAGAGAATGGTTAAATAAATCTAAAAATTTATATGGAATAAACCAAGCGGCTGTTCAAAAATACAAAGAATCTGCAGAAGATCAATATCAACAGCATTATAACGCAAAAGATATACAAAAGCAGCTTAGAGCAGATAGAGCACAAACTAAAAATGCTTTAGCCAATGATAATGATCCTAGATTTTGGAATACTCCAATAAACAATGATTTGACTAATTTAAAAGGCATGCCTCCAAAAGAAGCTTTAACTAAGTTTAATGGCTTAATGCAGAGATTTAAAGGAGATTTGGCTCTATTAGGATTAAGCAACACTGAAATAAAACTTGGCGATGGTACAGTTGTTCCCGCTGTTGAGTTTGAAGATGAAGAAGGTAATACAGTTAAACAAGAAGGATATTTAGCTGCAGGGCCGCCAGTATCAATGGTTATTCAAAACCCTAAAGTACCCGGAGCACCTGCTATTGAAATACCGTTTAACGCTTCACCTGAAGATATAAAAAGAGCTATATTCCAAGCTCAAGGATTACAATCACCAAATTCAAGAATAGGTTTACCATAATAAATATACAATATGTTTGAATATAACGGACAACAATTTACATTGGCAGAAGTTGAAGAAGCTGCTGCAAATAAAAAAATGTCACTTGATCAATATATAAATCAATTTGGTATTAAAAAAATTGATTCACAAATTGTGGAAAAGCCACAACCTGCTGCGGAGATAGCTGCACCTGCAGTGGGTCAAACTCCCGATACGGGATTGCAGCCGGCAGTTGGTTTATTGGAATCTCCAAGACTTAATTTAGGTCAAGATTTAAAAGACGGATTAAGCCCTGAAGAAAGGTTACAAAAGAAAAGAGAAGAATATACCCAAGAAGATTTAAATTCTATAAAGTTTCAATTTGACAAAGGACCTGAGTACGGTAAAAGATTTGGTGAAGAAGCTTATAATAAGTATATTGAAACAGGAAAAATAGACACTAACCTGCTTCCAAAACAGAACAGATTAGTAGATCCTACAACTGGCAAAAGATTAGGTGTTTCAGATGTTTTAGGTAATGTGTTTAAAAACATGCCTGAACAAAGAAAAGTTATGTGGGCTTCTACTAAAAATTTACTTTTTGAATTTGCTGAAGCTGCTGCTAAACAGGGTGCTTTAAATCAAGGGTTGGGTGCTGGCGCAAATGTTCTTGCTAGCGATGAAACTAAAGAATTTCAACAAAAATTAGCCGCGGAATCTGATAGTCTTTTTGATGAAGAAGTTAAAGCTAATTATAAAACTATTTTAAATAGCTATAATGAAATGGCTAAAAACCCTACAGGTGCTGGTATACTAGGGTCTGGCTCAACAGGTCTAGCGGGCTCAGCAAGTATGGTAGATTTAGTGGGAGGGTTAGGAACTTCAGTAACAAGTGTTGCTACATCAGTAATACCTACTATGGCGGCAACTGCTGTGGGTGGGCCTGTTGCAGGGGTTGCTGTTATGGCTAATTTAATGATACCTTCAATGGTAACAGATTATAACATTGAAAAAGCCAATACTTTATATAAAGATTTAGACACTGAAGAAGAAAGAATAAACAAATTAATAGACGAGGATAAACAAGAGCTAGGAATACCTATTGCTTTAGGTACTATAGCAACAAGTTTAGAATATATAGGATATAAAGGTATTGCAGGCAGCATAGCTAAAAACATGTCCAAGAAAGGGATGAAAGATTGGGCTAAAGCTATGTATGCCATATCTAAAAATAAAAAAGGAGTATCCAATTCAACTGCTACAATAAAAGAATCAGCAACTGAGGTTGCTCAATTAATACCTGAATTAACTAATCAGTATGCAGCCCAAGGTTTAAGTTTTGAAGAAGGAGCTAAAAAAATGTTTATTGACGACGGCAAAGGTGGGCTTGGTGAGTTTTGGCAACAAGCTCCAGAAATAGCTATTCAAGCTGCTTTTGGTACTAGAATATTCCAAGGCGCTAGCTCTGGGCTTGTAAGAACTTTAAAAACCGTTAGAAATAAATTTCCTGGAGTACAAGGTGTTAATGAAAATTCTTTTTTTACATTAGGAGTATTAAAACAAAGAAAAGCAACTGAACAAAATAAAGATGTTATAGAAGGCCTTGATGCGGCTATAGCAATAGAAGAACAAAAAATAAAACAAGCTGTTTTTAATGGTAACAATATAGTAAAAAAATTAGATAACAAAGAGGTAAACTCCGTTGCTAAAGCTTCCGCTAGAATAGAAGAAAATCAAGAAAAAATAGAAGATTTAAAAGCTCAAAAAGATCTTGATATAATAGATAATGCACAATATGAAACCGCAGTAGCTGGACTTAATGCTTCTATAGAAAAAGATAATGCTTTAATAGATGGTATTGTAGAAAATGCTGTAAAAAAAGAAAACATAAGGGAGGATGATCTTTCTTTTAAAACAGGCTATGATGCATTTTTAGAAGCTACTAGGGCTGAGTCTGAAGCTAAAACTAGCAATAAAATAGCTCTTGATGAATATATACAAAAAAATAAAGAGTTAAAAAATAAACTTGACTCAGGTTTAATAACAAAATCAGAATTTGATAATCAAAAAGCCGACAATACACAAGACTATAAAAATACAAAGCAAAAGAATGATGCTATTATAGATAAAGTTAATAAAAACGTTGAATCTATTTCTTCTAGCAGCATTAAATTGTCTGTTGAATTGCAAAAAGCTTTTGACGAAGGAGTTGCTGATGGATCTATAAAAAAAGACGATAACGGTAAAAATATTATATCAAATAAAGTTTATCAAGCTTTAGAAAAAACACAAGAAGCTTTTATAAAAAAGATTTCTAATTCAGTTTTTAATTCAATTCCAAAAGATTTGCTTGTTGCAAACACAACAAAACAAGATTACGAACAAAATGTAAAAACTGAGTTTTTAGAATTGTTAAGATCTTATGATGGTTCGGTTCCTTTAGGGGCTTTTATGCAAACTTATTTGCCAAAAAGAGCTATTGGTAAAAGAGCATTACAAGGAATATCAAATCAAAGATTTACTAATGATTTAGAAAGCAGTGCTGTGCAAGGAATGATATCTGAAGAAGACTCAGAAATTGCACCAGAAATTAAAAATATAGAAACTGCACAGGCTTTAAATATTAGCGATGACTTATTAAGTACTATAAAAAATGCTGCTAAAAAAGCATTAGCTACAGTAAGCAAAAAAGTAGACGATATAAAATTTAAATCAGATGTTTCTAAATCTTTTAAAGATGATTTATATAAATTAATTAAAGACGCTAAAGGTCTTAAAAATACAAAAACAAATCCTGGTTTAACGAAAGCAATAGAAGAGTCTCCAGAGGCTTTTTATAATTCACTTTCTATAGAGTCCATGCGTATGGCCCGCGCTAAAGGAGGAGTAAATCCTTTTGAGCAAGCAGGTTTATTAAAAAGAGATAGCAATGGTGATTTGCAAAAAGTAAAATTTAGCAATGATATTTTATCTAAGTTTTTAAACTATTATACAGATGAATCTTTAAAACCAGCGGCTAGATCCGATAGACAAATGAATCTTATTGAAGCTTTAGTTACTTCAATGGGTGCACGCGAGGCTATAAACTTATTAGAAAATGATATTGAGTTTAGAAAAAGATTTGCTGAGCAGCAACAACAAGAGCAGTCTAAAAATGTTTTTGAGCAAGCAGCAAATAAAATAAAAAATATATTTCAAAAATCTTTTGTAAAATCAATAAAAGAATTTGCAGCATTTGGCAAAACATGGAAGGCTATTGCTAAAGATTTTAATATTAATGTATTATTAGATTCTAAAAATGAAGCGGATGTTTTAGAATTTCAAAACTGGGTTGCTGAAACGGCAACTCGTTTTTTGCCTAGAAGTTTTTTTACAAGTGGAACTTTTGCGGGCGCTGGCACATCAGCTCCTTCAAGAAACTTTTATTATACATCTGTTGAGCAATTAAATGAATCAATAAAAAATTCTTCTTTTGCCAAAGAGGACTCAGATATTGAAGCTGCAGTAACAAAACAAAATTATACCTCAGGGGTTGGGTCTAAAAGAAAAATTCAAGATAAATTTTTAAAAGGTCTTTGGGGTTCTGCTAAATTACAAGAGCAAAATAAATCTAAATTAGAAGGTTTAAAAAAAATATTTTTAGCTTTTGAGTCTATGATTAAGGAAGACCCAAATAATGCTAAATTTATTATAGCCATGCTAAGCAGCACTAGCCAGGGAATGGGGGGCTTTGTAAGAGTATCTGCTCCAATTAATTTTATAGCTAAAAATTTATTTGGAGTAATTGTTGAAGAGCATACTTTACCAGCTAGTTTGGTTGCAAAATATTTGTTTAACCAAGCCATGAATCAAACTGTTAATAAAGGATTCAATGGAATTAAAAATAATTATTTTCAGGGAGCTTTAGCAAAAATTGATGACAATAAACTTGCTGGATTAGGACCTGATGGTAGACCTTATAATTATAAAGAAAGAACCCCACCGGGATGGACTTTATTAGACAATATATGGGCTAGGTATTTTAATAAAAATGTTAATAGTACATCAAACGGTATTGATCCTAATAATATTGTTTTAGCAAATAATAAAACTGTTGCAGAAGAATTTAATGTTGGTTTTGACGGATCAATTATACCTGATGTTAAAAAACTACAACAAGAAGCTATAGCTGAGCAAACAGAAGATCAAGTAGAAAACCTAATTGATAGAGCTATAGCTAAGTTAACAGAGCTAACTGGAACGGAAGGAACTTTGCAAACTAATATAGGGGCTGTGCCAATTAATATAATTATTGGAGGTTTAAGAGCAACTAAATTAGCTTATCAAGGTGGAAAAGCTTTAGCTGATGCAATAGCTGATGGTTATAAAAAAGTTAAAGGCTACATGAGTGCTAAAGAGTGGTCTGATTTTGTAACACAATACACCAGTGAAGTAAAAAACGAAAAAAATCCTTCACAAGTTAAATTAGCAATACTTTCTGAAAAAGGGGTTGCTCAAGTGCAAGAGCAAGCTAGAAAAACAAATGAAGCTTTATTAAATAGCTTAGGCATAGAAACAGAAGGGTTAACAACAGAAGAAATTGTTGATAAAATAAATACGCTAAGAAAAGCAAAAGTAGCAGCAGCAAATAAAAAAGCACCAACTAAGAAGGCTAGAGTTTTTGATTTTGATGACACTCTAGCTAAAACTAAATCTAACGTGCTATACACGCTTCCAGATGGCACTTCAGGAAGTTTAGATGCTACACAATTTGCAGAACAATATAGCGAGTTACAGGAAGCCGGAGCAACTTTTGATTATTCTGAGTTTAGCCAAGTAAAAGATGGAAGTAAAGGGCCGTTAGCTGTTCTTGCCAAAAAATTTACCGAGGCTAAAGGGGATAGAGATGTTTTTGTTTTAACAGCTAGACCCGCTGATTCAGCTAAAGCTATACAAGAATTTTTAAGATCAACATTAGGAATAAGTATTCCTTTGCAAAATATTACAGGTTTGGCAAATGGAAAACCTAGTGCTAAAGCTTTTTGGATTGCGGAAAAGGTTTCTGAAGGTTATAATGATGTATTTTTTGCGGATGACGCTGCTGCTAATGTAAAAGCAGTTGCCTCTATGCTTGACAACTTAGGTGTTACTAAACGAGTGCAACAAGCTAAAGAAACTGATCAAAAAAGCCTTGAAGATGAAATGGATTCTATTATTAGAGGTAAGAAAAGATCTAAAATAGCTAAATTTTTAAGTAAAATTAATATTTACATTCCGCCTGGAGCGGATGATTTTGCTGGACTGCTTCAATATTTTCAAGCCAAAGGAAAGTTAGGAGAAGAACAAATGCAATGGTTTCAAGATAATTTATTAATTCCTTTTTCTAAAGGCATTGCCGCATTTACTTCTGCTAAAGTTACATTAGCTAGTGATTTTAAAGAATTAAATAAAAGATTTAAAAATACAAAAACACTAGGTGTATCTTCTAAATTTAGAAAATTGCTTGATAAAAAAGTATTAGATGGATTATATACTAATGAACAAGCAGTTAGAGCTTACTTATATGATAAAGCAGGAGAAGATTTAGGTATAAATAAAGCGGATGCTCAAGATTTAATAAGTTTAGTTGAAGGTAATTCTGAATTAAAAGCATATGCAGATGAACTTTCTAAAATAACAAAATTAGATACAGGCTATCCTCCTATTACCGAGCAATGGCTAGGTGGGAATATTGAGTCAGACATGGCTACAGTTTCTAATAGAGCACAAAGAAAAGAATTTTTGCAAGAATTTATTAATAATAAAAATCAAATATTTTCTGAGCAAAACATGAAGCTAATAAAACAGGTTTATGGAAATGACTTTACTGACGCTCTTAAAAACATTCTTGAAAGAATGGAAACTGGCCAAAATCGTAAAAAAGGTAAAGACAAGGAATTCAACGCAGCAATGAATTGGATTAACCAATCCGTAGGTGCGGTTATGTCTATTAACATGCGTTCCGCTTTGCTTCAACAAATGTCTATTGTTAATTACTTAAACTGGAATTTTAATAATCCTATTAAAATGGGATTAGCTATGGCTAATGTCCCTCAGTTTATGAAAGATTACATTAAGATATTAAACTCCGATTTTTTAAAAGAAAGAAGAGGAGGTATGGCAATTGAAGTTAATTTATCAGATATAGCAGACTCAACTCCAGGTAATTTATTCCAAAGGCTAAACAAAAAAGTTTTAGAATTAGGATTTAAGCCTACTCAATGGGGTGATAGTAATGCTATTGCATTTGGTGGAGCTTCGTGGTATAGAAATAGATATAATCAATTAATTAAAGAAGGTTTATCTGAATCTGAAGCGGATGCTCAAGCTATGTTAGAATTTCAAGAAGTTACAGAAACCTCTCAACAGTCATCAAGGGTTGATAAAGTCTCTAGACAACAAGCTTCAGATATAGGTAGACTTATATTAGCATTTGCTAATACACCATTACAGTATGCTCGTGAAACTAGAAAAGCAACTTCTGATTTAATAAATGGAAGAGGTGATTGGAGAACAAATGCTTCAAAAATAATTTATTATGGAGTTGCCCAAAACTTAATATTTACCGCTTTACAGCAAGGTTTATTTTCTTTGTTAATTGGTGATGATGATGATGACGAAGAAAAAAGAAACAAAAAATTAAATTATGCAGTAAACGGAGTTTTAGACGGCATACTTAGAGGTATGGGTTACGCAGGAGCGGTAGTATCCGCGCTTAAAAACTTAAGTATGGAGTACTACGATCAATATCAAAAAAGACAAGCTGGAGAAAGAGTATATGACGGTTCCTTAAAGCTTATACAAAAGGGTCTTTCAATTTCTCCTCCTATTAGCAAAAAAATAGGTGATATTGTAGAAGCCCAAAAGTTTGAAACATGGAGACAATATAAAAACGACCCGTTTTATCAAGCTTTTGCTTACGCTAATTATGTTTCAGGAATAACTAATTTGCCGGTTGATCGTGTTTTTAAGAAAATAGAAAACTTAAAAGCCGCTTCACTGGAAAGTACTGAAACGTGGCAATCTTTGTTTTTGTCTTTAGGTTGGTCGCCTTATAATGTAGGTGTAGAATATCCTAAAAAAGTTGGAAAGAAAAAAATAATAAAAATTTCAAAACCAAAAGAACTTAAACAATATAAGCCTATTGGTGGTAGTAAAAGAAAAAAGAAATCTTTAACTGGTATAGGTTCTGGAATTCCTAAAGTTTTACCTAAAGGTGTTTTAGGTAGAGCTAATCGCGATGGCAGCATTGAAGTTGCTGAAGGATTATCTCCTACTAAAAAAAAGCAAGTAATTGCTCATGAACAAAAGCATCAAGAGGATATGAAATCTGGAAAACTAGATTATAATAAAAAATTTATTTATTGGAATAATGAAAAGTATAAAAGAACAGCTGATAAAAAAATAAATTATAAAGGAAAATTATATATTGAAGGTTCTCCGGCTTTACCTTGGGAAAAAGCTGCAAATAAAGCTGAAAAAAAAATTAATTAATTATGGAAGACGAAAGTTTAAAATTAAAAAAAGCCCGTGAAAAAATGAACGATGCTTTAGGTTTAAAAGAATCAAACTCTATTACTCCTGAGCCTAAGCTTAAAACAAAAAAACAAAAAAATAAAGCAAAAAAAAGAGTTGATAAAATTACCCGTAGAGTAGAAAGAAAATACGATGCTGGAGATCTTAGCACTACTGAAAATATGGCAGCTGCAAGAACAAAAGAGGGTAATTTAATTGATACAAGAAAACAAAAAAGAAAAGATTATCTTGTTGCTTTTGCTAATGAACTAGCTCCCGCAGAACAATCTGGGCAATATAAAGGAGAAGCTTTTGGTAAAGGGCCAAAACCCACGAGTGGCGAAGCAAGTATTGCAGGTGCTCAAGCTGCTGTTGATGATAAAAGAGCGGAAACAGCAAAAAATGAGCAGCAATATTCAGATATTTTTAAAGGATTACAAGATGTATCAAACGATAAATTACTTAATAATTTTTCTTATGATACAGGTGTTTCTGGTTTAAATAAAAATACAGACTCGAATCCTTCTTCTTTTATGAAAAAAGAATATTTTAAAAAGAGAGGATATTAAATAAAAAAAGGGGTAACCATTTACGGCTACCCCTTTATTTTTTTTACCCATCACAAGATATGCAACTAGGATCCATTGCTTTTGCGGCTATATCGCCTCGCAATACTGATTCTGTACGCATATAATATAATGTTTTTATACCTCTTTTCCAAGCTTCAAAATGTACCTGATTAATCCATCTAGGCTCTGCTTCTGAAGGGAAAGCTAAATTAAGTGATACCGACTGATCTATATAATCTTGCCGTATACCCGCTTGACCAACCAATTCTAATTGGTTTATTTCTTTAAATGTTTTAAATACATTTTTAACTGGCTCACCATCTTCTTGAGTTAGTCGTCCGAGGTGGTCGTAAAACCATCCATCGAGTTCTTTAATTCCTTGAACGGATCCACCATCTTCCAAAATTTTATCCCAAATTTCTTTGGTATCGATACCAATCTTTTTAAATACTTTTTTAAGTTCATTGTTTTTGCGTATAAACGTTCCTTTAGCTGATTGCTCTGTAAATACATTAGCAGCCCAAGGCTCAATTCCAGGAGATATATTGCCACTAAGCTTACTATTAGAGACTGTAGGGGCCACAGACCGAAGATGAGTGTTACGCATACCAGTACCCACACACCAGAGAGGCTCCCCATATATTTCTGCAAGCTTTCTTGACGCTCTTTCAGATTCAATTTTAATTTTACTAAAAATTTCACGTGTTTTAAATTGTGCTAATAATCCTTCAAAAGCAATTCCTTTTTGCTGCAACAAAGTATGCCAACCTAAAACACCTAAGCCAACTGCTCGGCCTTTTTCAGCACTACGTATAGCATTCTCAAAGCCTTTCATGTTTTTAGCTTTTTGTATAAACTCTTCCATCACTCCATCTAAAAACCAAATAGCATCGTAAATAAGATTAGTATTTTTCCATTCATCATACTTTGCAAGGTTTACTGAAGACAAACAACAAACAAAACTATGCGATTCATCTGTATGCAATGTAATTTCACTGCATATGTTTGTCATATGTACTTTTAAGCTATTGCTTTTGTAAGCATCTGGATTAGCTTTGTTCGTATTGCCTTTAAAGAGGATATACGGCTCCCCAGTAGCTTTACGTTTTTGGAGTAGTTTTGACCACCTCGATCTTGCTTCTTGATCTCCGCCCTCGAGTCTTCGCATAAACTTATCGCCAACGACAGCACACTGATGTAGGTTAAGAGATTGCCTGTTGACGTCACCTTTAGGTTCTCTGATTTCCAACCATTCATCAAAATCAGGGTGTTCGATATTGAGATTAACGGATGCAGCCCCTCTTCGTACTGATCCTTGATTGGTCGCGAGTATAGTTGAGTCATAGATTTTGCAAAAAGGGACAACTCCATCTGATGTTCCATTACCTGTAATTTTAGCTCCAGCGGGTCTTATCATATTAATGCCAATACCTACACCCCCGCCGTGCTTTGCAAGCAGCATCATTTCTAAATTCTTTTGTCCAATATCATTTATACTATCTGCTACATCAATACCAAAGCAACTTATAGGTAAACCTCGGTCTGTGCCTGTATTAGACAACACTGGGGAAGCTAAACATAGCCACCCCTTCCATATATACTCAAAAAACTTTTCAGCCAGTTCTGGCTTATATAAACGCCTCGCTACTGAATTAGCTACTCTTTGATAGGCGTCTCTAGGTGATTCTCCTAAAAGCAAATATCCGCCTGTAATGGTTTTTTTATAAACCTCAGTGTCTCCCCAAGACGGATAGTCAACACCTTTTTTCCATTCTTTATTCCACATCTAATTTATTTTAGTTCTTTATCTTTCTTAAGCATATCTTTTTTATTAGTTCTAATATACTCAAGTATAGCTCCTGCTACTCTTACATCTGAATCAAACATATTGGTTAAATCAGATTCATATTCAAATAATTCTTGTAATGGTGTTTTCATTATGCACTATATAAATAAATTAAATATCCTATTGTAACATTTACATTAACCGCAACTAAGTTCCATTGTTTTAAAACAAAAACCTGCGGAGTTAATAATAAGCCGGCTATTACATATGTTATTCCTCCAATTTTACCATAGCTTAATAAATGCGGAGACATCATCATGAAAGCTGTGCCCATATACCCTAATCTAAAAGAAAGTCTTTCAATAGCAGTTAATCTTCTATCGTGTACTAATGCTCTTAAAAATCTTTGTTTAAAACGATATTCACATTTCTTACAGGTGCGTTTACCATAACGAAACTTATTTGTATTTTTTTCTTTATGGCATTTGTTACATTTTCTCATTACCAAATATCTTCAAAATCTTCTCCTTCATTCGCTTTGGAATAGTCCGTGGGACGTACAGCAAAAAAGTCAGTATGAGTGTGACCACCAGTGAGATGGTAAAACCAATCGAGTTTGCTTGCTCCTTCGGCATCATATTCAAAGTACTTCCTGATGTTTGTGTAACCAAGTTCATTGATTTTTTCATTAAGTCTTTTTCTAATAAATTGTTTGAGATCGTTGGCTTTAAGGTTTTCAATATCTCCTTGTTCGAACATTTTGTCAATATATCTTTCTTCTGCTTTAAGCATTGCTTCTGCTGCATCTATAACATCTTTTTTACAATCTTCTAATAACTTAGGATCTTCTTGACACATATGCTTAAACAGCTGGCAACCCATCTTACTGTGTAATGATTCATCTCGCACAGACCATTTCATTTGTTGTCCAATACCTTTTAAAAGATTTCTTAACTGGAAGCTATATAACACAGCAAAAGCAGAATATAAACTAACTCCTTCAGCAAAAGCACTAAAAATAGCCAACGATTTTGCAATACCAATTTTATCAGTTCCTTCATAGCTAACTAAATTATCAAAGCGTTCCATAGTAGCTTCGTCTTGTAAAAACGCTTCAAAGTTTTCTAATCCTAATGTTTCATTTAAATAGCTATAAGCAACAGCGTGTATTGTTTCTTGCGAACCAAACATCATAGCCATTTGCTGTATTTCGTGCTTAGGAAACCAGCCTACTACCTTTTGAGTCCAATAATCTGAAACGGCACATTCTGTTTGGGCAAAGCCTAATAAAATATTACCAACTAAGTTTTTTTCTGAATCAGTTAGTTTTTCGTTCCAATCCTTAACGTCACCTGACATTGGTATTTCGGTGTGCAACCAGAACGCTTGAGCTTGTTTAAGCCATCCCTCAGTATAGTACTCTGGATATTCAAATGGTTTGTACGGTATTCTTTCATCAAATAATCCCATTTATTTTTCTTCTTCTTTTTTAGTTAAACTTTCTTTTAATTTATCTAATGCTAATTGGTAATCTGGAAACTCTTTAATTAATTCCATAGTACCTATTGATAAATCTTTAAGATTAGTTAACTCTTGCACAACCCTATTCATAGCTGACCCTAAAGTATCTATTTTATTAGACATTTCTATTAATCTACTTTCTTTCATTCTAATATTTTTTTACTTAAAAAAACAGGTGAGCCGTCTTTTATATATGCAATTATATGTTTGTCTCGCTCTTCAATAATTATGTTATCACCTTTTTTAAATCTACTAGGATAATTTTTTAATAAATATTCTTCTATATTACTCATAATATATTGTTATTATAAATTCAACAAATGGCAAATAAACTACATGCTCTACAAATTGCTGCTCCGGATAGCTTCTAGCTCCTATAAGCACCCCAGGATATAATCCTACTGCTAATTCCCAACCTTTCATTGCGTTTCATTTAAATAATAAAGAAGCATCTTCATATGAAAAGATACCCTTTCTTTATAGTGACTACGTAGTGTAAAATCCGTGTCCTCTTGCGATTCTATCAATTTCTCTGTATTTAATTCCACCTTTTTCTTTTTTAGTGTATTGTTTAATATCTCTTTCTAATACTCTTCTTGTATACATTAGTCGCGCTTTCTTTTTCTGTTCTCTTTGATCAGCATCACCGTCCGGTCTACTTCCTTCTGGTTTTGCGGCTTGTAAAGCGTCTTTCCAATCTTGTTTTTTGTAAGCCATAATTTAAATAATTTCCATCTCAAAGGGAAAGACTCATTAGCCCTTCCCTTGCATTCTATTATGTAGTCTTTTCCAACGAAGTCAGGTGTATACTTAATTCCCAAAACTTTTTTTTGCCCTCTGTTAGTATACTCACCCTTTCCGTTGGATTGTTTTTCGTAAGATTGATTTTCAAAATTAAATCCTTCGACCAACTGGAAAACTTCATTTTCATAACCTTCAAATAATTTTTCTTTTTTTAAAGCCATATAAGTATACCGTTCTAAGCCTGACGCAAAGTTTATTCCGTCATAAGATATTTTTTTAGCTTGTACAGGTCCTCGCTTTTTACTACGTTTTTTTACCATGTTCTATCTTCTACCCATCTTTCAGGGCTTTTATGCTTACTAAAGCTATCTTCTTCTTCGTAATCTTTAAGTATCTTTTCTTCAAGAGCGTTACTTGTTTCCATCTTAAGCTTTTGAATATAGTTTACAGCATCCATTAATTCTTCTTGTAAGTGATTAAGCCATTTATGTAAGCTAGGTTCATCATCGTGTAAAGTAACACCGTATTTTTTATAACCTACATCGCTTCGTTCTTTGAACTTATCGATTACTTGTTTAATTATTTTATCACGCATCTTTTACAAATGTTCCGTTAACCATCTTACCTGTGCGCCCAGCTATTACCTTATAAGCTGAATCTATACAGTCTTCTATATTATATCCTTTAAGCTTAGCTAAGTTTGTTAAAACAACAACCATATCACCTATAGCATCTATAAATTCAGGCTCGTCGTTTTTTAATATAGCTTGAGCTAATTCTCCAGCTTCTTCCATAAGCTTAATATATTGTGTTCTTACGTCGCCGGTTTTATATATACCTTTTTCTTCAGCCCATTCTCTAATTAATTCAAATTGATCCTGATTAGAGTATAGCTTTTCTTTATCTTTTTGAAACGGGCCAGCCATGTGCATAGCTTTATTATATACAAAGCTACGGCTTTTATTAAACATAGATTCTTTAATATTGTCTAATATCCATTCTATTTTATCGGTTGAATCTATTTTAATATTGCCATATGGTGTTTCCCATTCAAGCTCCGCTAAAAATGCTCCATCAATATCATTTTTTGATACAGCAAATGTAGTTGTTTGATCCGTTACATTAACTTGTTTACTCATAGGTTTTTTAAATAATTTATCATAAGGTTTTATATCAACTTTATAACCTAAGTCTTTTTGTAATTGTCTTTCAGCGTTAGCAGCCTCTTTTATATCATCTGTTTCAAATAATATTTCATATTCTCCAGGTTTAAAACCCTGTTCATCAACAACTCTTTTTTGTATATTAGTTGTACAGCCTATCTTTTTACCTAGTATATGATAAACTTTATATTTACCTGTGCTTACTGCTGATATTCCCATCTTACAATATAATATTTGTTATCTTGACCTCTAAGCAAAGCATCTCTTTTTATTTCGCCTGGTCTAATCATATAATCAGATTTCCAATTAGATTCAATAACTGCATCCATATCAGAATCTGATTCAAAAGAATCTATAACTTTAGCTTTAAGCATTATACTTTCATAATCACCTTCATACCTAGGTAAATAATCTGATGTTGCTATAATTTTACCTTGTTGTACTGGAGCAATATAAAAATCGTCTGTCATTGTAACAAATTGTGACCCTGAATAATATACATAATCAAATTGTGCAAATGTAAATAAAGGTAATAATAATAATAATAATATTCTCATAATTTTAGTTTTAAGTTCCTACTGATAATTTTGCTTTTATTGGTTTATGCGGGTCGTAATCAAACAACATCACATCATTTATTTTTGGTAATACTAGTTCATTATCTCTTTCAAATATTCCACAACCTAATTTTACTTTAGGTGGTTTTTTAATGCTCCTAGAAAGCTGTTCTTTAACTTGCTCAAAATGATTATTATATATATGACAATCACCTAAACTAATAGTTAGTCTTCTTGGTTCTAATAAAGCTCCTTTAGCAAGCATTTCTAATAACAAGCCATACATTGCAATATCATAAGGCAAGCCTAAAAATAAATCTGCTGATCTTTGTTGAAGCATTAAATCTAAGTGTGTACCATCACTATATAGTTGGAAACTATGGTGACAAGGAGGCAATACCATATCAGGCATATCAACTGGGTTCCACGCAGATAGCATAAGTCTACGAGAGGTGGGATTTTCTTTGAGTTCTCTAACAACGGCTCTAAGCTGATCAACACCATTAAAATTGCGCCACTGATGCCCATATACAGGTCCCAATGTGCCATCCGTTCTTCCTGATCTTTTATAATCGGCGTCCCAATACCTAACGCCGTTAGAATGAAGATAATCAAGATCGACACGACCGTTGATGATCCATAATATCTCCGCAATAGCATTTTTAAAATATATTTTTTTAGTTGTTAATAAAGGAAATCCTAAAGCCATATCATGCCTGATAACTCTGCCAAACACTGATTTTGTTCCAGTTCCTGTTCTATCTGGTTTATCATAACCTCCATGCAATGTGCCTGAAAGTAAACCTAAGTATTCTTCTTCTATATTAATCATTGTTTATCATAATAGTATTTACACATTTCAAACATTGCATCCCAAACCTGATTTTTATCATATATATGTTTGCTTTTATAAACTTTTTTATAATTATCAGGTGTTGAAATACCTATATACCATTTACCCGGAGTATTTTGTATACCTATAGGACTTATTATAATATTGCTTTTAACGCAATAATCATAATATTTTTGTTGTTTTTTTGATATGTTAAATTCAGGTAATTTATATTTAGCCTGTTCTTTTTGTCTTTTAGTTAAAGTTCCCATGGCATTTCATTTACCGCCACATTTTCATGAGGCACATAGTTACCACTTATATGGTCCCATTTGAAATGGGCTTCTGCCTGGTTTTCACCGAGGTTTTGAAATTTAACTTTAAGAACTTTAACTTTGACTGTTTTATTATTGTAATCCCTGTGAACAAGCAAGCCATGATAAGAAGCATCATACCACTCACCACCTCCTTTAATAGAATACATAGTTGGTTCATCAATTGTGCCATCGTCTTTTTTATACATTTTAGTTGGATGTGCAACTATTATAACTAACACATCATACTTCTTAGCAAAAGCTTCTATTCTAGTTAAGTACTCCATAGTAGCATCAGGTATGCTCATTTTTTCAGCACCCTTCATTTTAACTTTATTATATGGATCAATAACTAAACACTTTATTCCTTTGCGTTTAACAAGTTCTGCGCCTTTAGCTAAAACAGCATCTAAATCATATCTTTCGTTTTCAATAAAATAAAAGTTATCGTTTACTAAAGATTTTACATCATTCCATTTATTGCTACCTATATCCTCTTTACTTGGCATCCAATTGCCTATTTTGCGCATTAATTTATGAGCATGTAAGAATGTAGGTTTATTTTCTGGAGACGCAAAAGCAGTTTTCCAACCATATTTTAATTGGTATCCCACCACCATTCTATCAACAAAATCAGACTTCCCACTGCTAGGAACGCCTGTAACGGTGATGAATTGTCCCGTGTAAGTACTGAATATGCTATCAAAGTTATCAAGACCGACTTGATACCCAGGTTTAAAACCTTCTTGAATAAATTCCTGTAGTTCATCGTCTATATCATTTAATGTTATTACGTTTTCAAGAGGAACAGGGCTAGCTTCATTAACAAGACGCTTGAGCATAGACCCGCCGTAAGCCATAATATATTCATTAGCATCTTTGAGACCTGAGAAGTTAAGTGTATAGCATACTTCAGCTCCAAAACGTCTAATGAGTTCTTGTTGTAAATTTTGGCCGGCTTCATCTCCGTCAACGGCAATGATGATTTTCTTTTTGTCATTGAAATATTCAATGCAATTGTCGAGGTAATCAAGATTAAGGCGATTAAGAGTAGCTCCGTTTGGTACAGAGACCACACTATCGATCTTAGATTCCACAAAAGATAAAGCATCCATCTCGCCTTCCACAATAACAACATAGTCGTGCCCAACAGTGCTATCAATATTATAGAATACTTTTTCTGCCCCTTTAACAAGTTTAAAATTCTTTCTACCATCTCTATATTTTATATTTATAAGTTCATTATTAATAAAATAATTGAATTGAATTGTGTTCTCTTCTTTAGATGTTTGAGGCATCCATTCAGGACCCTCTGTAATTTTCATTTTAATTAAAGTACGTTGTGATATTCCTCTACTTTCAAACCATTTAACAGCCCTGTTGCTAAGCATTACATCATTCTTCCACTCTGGTTTTATATAAACCTTATCAGCTTCTCCTTTGCGTTGAAAGGTATGTAATTGAAAAACCTCATCACAGTTCATACAAGTACCAAGACCACGATCCCAATCATACATAGCGCATTTAGCTTTACGATTCTCGGGTTTTCTATCAGCAGAGCAAAGAGGGCATACACCCTCTTTTTTCCCTACCTCAAGATCATATTGATTGAACTGGTCAATCTTAAAACCATTGATCTCTGTTGTATTCATATTAATCTTCGATTAAATCGTTATCTCCGTTATCTGCTACCCAATCATCCCAATCCATTAAAATGGTAAATCAGGTTCTTGAGTCGCACCAGATATTGATTGTAACATATCTACATTAGACTGTTGAGGTTGCCCTTCTCTTGGAGCAGTAGTTACGTTTTGGCCATTAGTCCAAACAACTTTAACATTACCTAAATAAGATTTTTGAGCTTTAGCATCTCGTTCTTCTTTGGTTTGTTCGGTTTGTATATAACCTGAATCTCCGTATTGACCAACCTCATCATTTAATACAATAGTAATCGGATAGTATTTACCCTTTTTACCCTCATAAATTTTTGACTTTTCAATTTTAGTTAAGTCAATGTTTGCTGAAATAATACTTGCCATTAATATGTAGCTAATTGATTAAACATTCTTCTCATTTGATCTTTAGTAGCACCTGTTGTTCTACGTAAATTGTCCACCGCTTTTGTATGCGATTGATTGTTGTAAAAATTGTTTACGCTTGTGTTAACTCCTGTTACGTCACAAACTTTTTTTCTGGTTCTTCCCATAATATTAAATTTAAATTAAAGTGTTTTGGAGATATAATATTGGCTAAAATCTCCGTCGCCATTTACAAAAAACTCATTATAAGCCTGAACTGCTTTAGCAACTTTGTTTTGTCCAGACTGCAAAAATCTTTCGCTGCAATCAAACAATCCAGTTTGTAATGTTTTTTTATCTATCACTATAAATACTAATTCATAACCAAACATTTTAGAATAAATATATGCTTGACTATCATAATTATATTTATAGGCTGAATTAGCAAAGGCATTTATATTGTTTGTAGTCTTAAGATCAATAACTAATTGATGACTATGATTAACAATATCTGCTTTACCTTTCCATTGCATACCTTCTAATTCAGTTATACCTGGCAGTTCGTATTCAACTGCACCTTCTTGTATTAGATCTCTAAATAAATCATTATCTAATACTTTTTCACGCATCAATTCTATAGCATCAGCTTCGTGTTCAAGCAAGCATATATCTTCCCCTGCTATCTCCTTATAAGCTTTTGTATTACGTGTTGATGATTTTACTATTTTATATTTATCAAGCTTGTGAGGCTCTAATATTGTTGTATGAAAATATCCTCCGATTAAAAAAGCGGGATTAGGTGGTGAAGGTTTTTTAAATTCTAAAGGATTATTTAAGAGAGCTGATATATCACTATTGCTTAAATAAGTTTTACCAAACTCTCCATAATAATCTTCGTCATTACGTAACCTTTCAATTGCTTTTTTATTATTCATTAAGTTGTTCTAAAGCCTCAGCTGTTATAGTATATTTTTCTTGAAGAGTTTTCATTAAACCTCCATTTGCTAAAAACTTTTTAGCTTGATCAATATTCTTCATATTAATTAAAGGTTTTTTGTTTTGCATAATTTTATTTTCAAGATTATTAACTTGAGCTTTTAATGTTTGCCGCTGCATATCACGGCCATGCGTATTTGTCGCATCCGAATCAGCTGTATCATCAATAAGCAATAAATTACCTAAAGCATATTTTTTACCATAAGAAGATGCTGAACCAAACTTTTGTGGCATTTGCATACCCTTTTGATTAAGATCAACACCTACAATAGCAGTGCCTTCAATTTGATCACCAGTCTCAGCATCTACAATTGTAGCAGTACTATGAATTATAGGAAATTCAGATCCTAGTGTTAAGTTCTCTCTTATTGTAACATAAACACCGTACTTCTCATTATATGGTTTTAATGCTTCTAATATATCTTCCGCAGATCGGAACATATAGTTGCCAAAATTATTTTTTCTAGACTTTTTAGCTTTAAAGTCTGCCTGAATAGCACTAAGCTTCTCTCGTATGTTCATTAGATTCAATTATTTGATAGTTAATATAAATTCCGTTTTTATAATATGTTACAATTCCATCTCCCGTGACTTTTGTAACTTCATCATCAATAAAACCTTCCATAATTAAGATGTTAGATCGTAAATGATGTTATCCTTTTTAAATAATCTCCGCTTATTATATTTTTTTATTGTACCGAAGATTGTTTGCCCATCTACTAAAGTGTTGTTGTGATAAGAATGTTCGTGCCATATTTTTTCTTTTTGATTTACGCCGATGCCGGTTAATTGTTGGTTAGTTATTGGAATATATTTGCCACCTGATACTGCATTAACAGTGCTTAAATTATAATTAGGTTGCTTTTGCTTAGGTGCATTATCTTTATAAGAATTAGGTGGTTGATCACCTTGTCTTACAAACTGCAATTCATCTATTGTCGATAGACAATATTTATATTTACTTTTAAATTTATACATAATATTATAGTGCAATTTTACGTTAAAGGGACCTTAATCTTTATAAATTTTCAATTTATTTTCTGCCCAATCATATACTTTTGACGATGACTTAATGCCGTTGGTAACTACAAAATAAGCTAATTCATTAAGTGCATCATCATTTGATCTTAGTTTAGTTAATAAACGTTGTTTTTGTTTCTTAACATTCTCTACATTCATACTAAAATATGAAGCTATGTCTTTGATTTTCTTAGGTTTAGAATATATATCATCTAAGCCATAAAACATTTCTATCATAACATGGTATTTAGGTACATACTTTAATAGCCAACCTTTTAAAAATTCACCCAGTTTTTCGTAATCATAATCGTATACTTCTTCGTCTATAACAGATAGTACATCATTATCAAACCACTGAGGAAACAATACAGTTATAAATCCAAAACCATTTGAATAACGTTTTTTGTCTTCATTATTCCAAACACCTTTTATAGGCCGCTTTGATCCGTCTGCATTTTTTTTAACTTCATCTGCAACTAAACCTTTTATACTTATATTTAAGTATTTAGAAATAGCTTTCTTACGATCTAATTTAGTTTCTAATGAATTTATTAAATTCCAGTCTATATTAGACCATGATTTTAATAAAGCATAATATCCTTCTTGGTGTAGATCATTGATATTTACAACACCTATAGCAGAATATTCTTTTGAAAAACTATTTGCAATTCTAGATGCCATTTTAAAATAATCTAAAGGTATTTCAGATTTTAAATTAGAAATTGATGATTGGTTTAAAGCATATATTTTTTTATTAAAATTTTTCATATGCGTAATAGTTTTAAACGTCTGCTGTATTTTTTTATAAGCTTAGCTTTTATTTTTAATTCTTTAACAGGAATTCTATTTCTTGCTTCGCCTATTAATACAATGTCTATAATTTCGTGTCTTAAAGAAACTATTTCATTAAGCAAAAACTCTCTATGTTTCTGTGTTCTGCTTTTAGTATCAATTCTTATTTTTCCTATTTTTATTATCATTTTTTGGCTTTCTAAAATCTTTTATTTTTGTGGCAATATTAAAACTATTGCTTGATGTTAGGTGTTTATATAGCTTTTGTGATCTCATATTATTGTTTCAAAGTGTATGTCCACATCTGGTGGAAATTGTTTTAAAATGTGTTCGCAAGCTTGTTCTTGCACGTGTATAGCAACTTGAGTATTAATCATATACTTATGTTGCTTACCTCTATCGTTTATAATCATATATTCTAATATACTCATTAGTATAAAGGTTTAGTGTGTTCTGGGTCTGTTTGCCAATGCTCCATAATGTGCTCGCCAGTTGAATTATCAATATAATAGGTTTCAGTACCTATTGTTATAAATACTGAGTGCTCAGATCGTACATCTATAATCATATGTAATTCCAAAATGAATCGACTTTCTCGATATAAGTTAAACCATTCTTTTTAAAATGTAAAGTTTTATGCTTATCAAAGCTAGGTGGTATTTCACCAACAGCATAAGGTTTGAATTCTACTGTTCTATTTGTTAATGTATTTGTTAATTTAATTGTTTTCATATTTGTTATTTAATTATAGTACATGTCTAATATTTTGTGCATTGCGTCCTCGCTAATCTCATTAGAAAGAACCATACTGAACAATAATTTTCTCATAGCCGTTTATTCGTAATTGCGAATACTTTTGAATAGAGGGTGTCTATATGAGCCAGATGGCGTGCGTTGGAAGTATGTAAATGTAGCAGTCTTGCCAATATACCATTCAGCTATGTCATACATTTTTTCTAGCACAGGCATTTTGTCCATTACAGGCATTCCGAATTCGATACCGTTAGCGTCTCGTGCAAGAAATTTGCCGATCGTGCCAGTACGTTTGCCCTGGCCTTCCACCCAGCCGATGATCGTTGCTTCGGTGTCGTAGAAATCTTTGAACTTTTGTAAATTGTAACTGCGTTTGTTTTCATATGGTTTGTTATTACGTAAGATTGAGCCCTCATAGCCTAGATCAAGAAAGCGTTTGTGCCATTCAGTAGCGGATTCAATAATTGATACTTCATGTGTTTCAACTGTTTTACAGTATTGTAATGTAAACTCTTTGTGTAAGTTTTTAATGCTTTCATTGCGATACCTAAAACTATTATCAGGCGTTTCAGGCATAAATATATCGTAGTTGTGAAATTGTATTACTTTAGCTTCGTTACGCTCAGCATCAGATGGTGTTTGTTTACGCACAAGTGAGATAATCTTGTTGAAGTTATCTTTGTAATTGTGATTGTATAACTCGCCGTCTAGCACAACGTGAGGATACTTAGCAAACAAAGGTGCAAGCTCATCTAGTATGTGCTGAGCGTTCATAAATTGTTTATGGTTACGTGAAAACGCGCCGTCTTGAGTAATGTAGCAACGCACGCCGTCCAGCTTCGGTTGAATAAAAGAATCTTTATCAAATTCTTTTTTACCTACTGGATGCGCAAGCATTACATTAAAGGTTGTCATATTCTTTTTTAATTTTTTCATATATTTCTTTAAGCTCGGTTAATAATTCATATTTTTCTTCTTCTAATAATTTTTTTGCAGTATCTTCTAATTGAAGCATTTGCTCTGCTAATAAATCTTTTTGTGTATATTCTTGGCTATATTTTATATTACCAAAAGCATCAATATCTTTACTAAAAAATTCTTGTGGACCCATTGCGTCAAACGATATTATTGTTTTGTCTATTGGACCTAAATAATCTTTTAGTCTATTAAATACTTTATCAGCTATCATATCTGATAATAGCTCCATTTGATCTTGGGTCATATTCTAATTCTTTAAACATATTAATAATTTCTTCACTTATATTATCACTTTGCAATGGTGTTTGTAACGTATTTTTCATATTATTTTATATAATTATTTGTTGTGCATAGCATTTTCATTGTACGCCATACTCTTAAATCTCTAATTGCACCATAAGCAAGGTCAAACGTTTGTTGGCTATCAACACCTGCTAGGCCATTGTGTCTGTTTTTAAAATAATATCCAACTTCGTATTTGCCATGATGAATTTTAGCATAAAGTTTATTTTTTATTCTTTCATCAACATATTTTTGCATTTCTTTTTTATTCATCTTCGTCTTCGTGCTGTTCAACATAATCTTCTATTTCGTATTCATTAAAGAATTGTTCAATATCTGAACAGTATACTACAGTTTGCTCGTCATCATAATCATAACTTACGTCTTTAATGCGTTCAATAATATCATCAAAGCTTGGTTCATAATAATATACGTCTTCTTCCCAATTTATATTTCTATCATCATTAGTTATAATGAACACTTCATAGCCGTCAACCGTGCTCTGAGTATATATACTTAGCTCTGGATTACGTGGCCAATCTTCTGTAATTTTTACGTTAAGTAATTTTTCTAGTTTTTCAATCATTGTATTTAATTTAATATTAGTTGCGGTGACAGGATTCGAACCTGTGACCTCGAGTTTATGAGACTCGCGAGCTGACCTCTGCTCTACACCGCTAAAAATTAGGGCCTCACCATTGCTTTTCGTTTACACTCCCACGCTAGCCAAGAGGTACGCCGGTTTTTTTGGCCCTATATAAGATACCGAGGGCACAGCTCATTACCTGTATTTTAACTAGTATCATATCGCTCGTCAGCGACCCTCGGTGTAATATTGCTCCCTAAAGGTTCTCTTCAATATTACTTTTGTGGACGTGGTAGGAGTCGAACCTACGTTTGCTGATAGTGTACTTTCGAACTTTGTCAGCACTTACCCGTCACGCCCAA